ATTAAACTACTCGATTTTTCCCAATTAAGGGTCTCTTTGATAACACCAAGCTCCAATGGAGCCACTATCTCAGTGCCAACAAATTTGAATGAGCGCTTAAGAAAAGATATTTCATCTATTTCCCTCGCTGTAACACTATTATCAGTTTTCATCTCATTGGTATAATCCATATGAAATAACTCACTGATAGCTTTTGTGAGATTAGATTGCTCCATACCCACAATCTCGGGTAAATACGCAACTATGTTATCGTCTCCAAACGTACTTACGCGAGTTTTCTCAAACATATCTGAAATGGAAATGTCAAAATTCTGAGTTCTATGTGTATACTCACATGCCCCATAAAGCATAATAATATTAACTATAGAATTCAAAACAGCTGTGATAGGATTACCACTAGCTTGGCCGCCATTAAATTCATATACTCTACCATCAGATATATGTCGAGAGTTAACAACGTCTTCAAATAAAACAGCACGAATCAACCGCTCCTCTTCTGTTGAATTGTAATAATATGCCTCAATAATCTTCAGACCCTGATAAAGGATAAAGGCACGAATCTTCCCATCAAAAGAGGAATAGTCTCCAGCGGTAAAAACCGCCCTTGGTGAAAATTTCATGTAGTTATATAAATCGCTCCAATCTCCATAGGGATTAATGCCAACAGCAATGCCATTAGATATCCTGTTAGAATTTACAAAGCGAATAAAATCACCAAAATACTGTTTAAAAGCTACCAAATAATGTAAAGGACAAGACATGAACTGGCGAGTTTTACCAACTAACACTTTTTCAACTGGTCTCCGCTCGTCTTTGAGACAATCAACGTATAAAATTTCTGATCTAATACCTTTCTTAGCAAGCGCTATCAAATCATCATAATACTCCATAAATTGTCTATGACCTGGAGCTGTACCGTCAAAATCCTCACCTATCCAATACAGTTTGGAACCCTTCTTAAAGAAATTAAATGGATAACCAGGAGAAGTTTGTCTATTTAACCTCTCACAAAAATCCTCGCCTGGAATTCCATCTATGGACTCCTTCATAGTAAATACTCTAGGAAACCAAGGTTGGTTAACCTTACGATTTAAAACCAACTTTTGCACATATGGAAAAATATCATAAATGATATCTTCATTCACATAATATTCAT